ACTGACCTTTATTGACCGCATCGCTGCTTTCTGTACCTCTCTCAACGTTAGTAATTTTGTTACCACCGTTGTTTAAGCCTGATACAGTTAAATGCACTGATTTCGAAGGATCAGCAGTATTAGTCACTGTCACACCGCTATTCGTCACAGCAGTGTTACCTGTTGTTAAGCTAGATGCGGTTAAATTATCGGCTGTTTTTACCGTAAAGACTTTGTTCTCATTGGTAATTTCAATGTTTTGACCATTTTTGAATTTAACCGTATCGCCACCAGCAACTGTTTGTTCTGCCGCATCATTGGCTTGGATTTTCCATGCAGCAAGATTTTTAACTTTGCTTTCGCCTGTGGTCGTAATATTGCTCAAATCATTTTTCGCAATACCACCGATCACAACATTAGATTTGTTACCACCATTGCCATCTTGAACCGTTAAGGTCACTTCGCCTGTTTCGCTTACTGCGTATTTACCATTTGAGCCTTCCGCTTGATTTTGTACCAAACGTAAGTCATTTTTCGCCGCATCAGCTGCATTGAACTTGCTTGAAATGGTCACTGTGCCATCTTTTGATGTAATCGAAATGTTATCCCCTTGAACAAGATTCACTTTCTTATTGTTCGGTGTAACATCTGCACCATTTGCTTGTAATGACCAAATATCGCTCGCTTTCGCAACGCCTGTGATTTTCGCTTCGCCTGCAACCTCACCCGCTGCGTTCGCGTATTTTAATACCACTTCATTGTCGCCATTCACTGCGTAAGTGTCTTTCTTGATAAAAGTATCGTTCGCTTGAGAAATACGCGTTACATCACTGATATTCGCTGCATTATTTGGACCATCACCACCTGATTTCACATTAGTTATCTGTGCACCGCCTACATTGATGCCTTCATTTTCAAACTTAATGGTTTGATTATTGCCACCAATTGCGTTGATGTTAGTTAAGGTGTTTGCTAAACCTACACTGATCTCATTATCTGTACGTTTTACTGCCACATTTGCATCTGCGTTCTTAATTACGACCGCTTGACCACCAGAAATCGTTTTGCCTGAGCTTGCTGTGTCATTACCATCTTTTAAGATCCACGCTGCAGCATTTTGCACCGCTTGTTTCGATACACCAACCGCATAAGTCGCATTAGCTTCACCTTTCTTACCTGATGTTACCGTGACTTCCACAAGGTTTTCATCATTTGCTTTATGTTCTGCTGCTTCAACTGCTTCAACTTGTTTGTCAGCGCTGATGCGATAGTGGCGTTTGCCATTTGCATCTGTGGTTGAACCATCTAAACTAATACGATCGCCTGCGGTGATCTCAGTGCCTAAACCTGTGATCACTTTCTCGCCTTCTGGCGTAATGTTATTTAAGGTGTTATTCGCTTTGTTGTTAATGGTTTGTTTCATCGCACTTGATAAATCAACGCTGATGTTATTACCACCTAGGCTCGCTTTAGTGACAATATTTTCGCTATTATTCGCGCCCACAACATTAAAACGAATACCGTTTTCTTCGGTTAAGTTTTGAGCTTTCGTAAAATCGGTGCCATCGCCTAACGCAATTGTGTTGTTAGTGATAGCATTATCAATTTTATCTGCCGTTGCTTGATTCAAGTCGAATTTCACCACGCCACCATTTTCAACACTTGCCACCGTGCGTGTACCGTTCGTGAATTTCAACCCTTGCTCTAACGTTACCGTTTTCGCCGTTTCATTATTCGCTGCATAGCTCAATGGAATAGATTTTGCCGCTTCTGCACCATCAAATGTCACACTATAGTTTGTGTTATGTGTGGTTTCGTTCGGTGTCGCCGTTACCTTAATCGGGCCTGTAGAATTTTGGGTTAATGTGACCGCTTGACGTGCCGCATCCTTCACGTCTTCTGTTTTCACAGAAACGCTATATTCTGCATTTGGTGCGCCTTCTGAGCCTTTTGAAACACGAACAGCGGCTAAGTTATTCGCAACGTTAGCATCTTTCTTCACCGTTTCAGTTGAACCATTTGCGGCAATTACATTTTTCAACTGCCCAAAGTTCACCGCATCATGTTCATCCGTACCATTCGCTACGCCAGTGATTTTCTTCGGTGCATTATCGCCACCTAAACCGATGCCGTCCTGATTAAATGTAATGGTTGTGCCGTTACCACCCACTTGGGTAATGCCTTCTAGCTTGCTGTTTAACGCAAAGGTAAATTTAGCAGGATCCGTGCTAGGCTGAACTACAGTTAAGTTTTTACCCGCTTCGAAAGTAACAGTATCTCCTGGCTTGATAAGGTTTCTATAGGCAAGCCCTGGCGTACCGTCACTATTAAGGTTTACATTTCCCGCACCAATTGCAATCCAACCAGATTTTTGAATTGCATTGACCACTGTGCTTGCAGTCACTAAGCCATCGACACCTAAACTTGGTATTCCTACAAATTGAGAAGAATCTGGAATAATTGAGCCTTGTTTAGTCTCAATCGTAATTTCTTGATTACCTGCAATCGTGTGAATAAAGCTCTTATCCGCACCTTTTACGGTTAATGATTGATCTGATAATGAAACAAGTCCGACACCAACTGAGTTACCTTGGGTATGAAGTTTTGCGGTAGAATTGATAGTAATCTCACCTTCTTGGTTTTTTACAAGACTAATATCATTACCTTGTTTTAACGCAACTTTACTGTTAACCGGTGGAACATCCGTTCTCGAACCATTATCAATTTGCAAGCCCCATTGGTTAGCTCCCACAATACGGTTTACATCGCCAATATTGGCAGCGTTAGTAACAACATTTCCACCCGATGCCAAGTTAGTAATATTCTTACTACCCACATCTAAACCTGCATTGGTAAAGGTAATCGTTGAGCCATTGCCACCAATGGATGTCATACCTGTTAAAGCTTTTGATAAGCCAACAGTAATCGCATTTAAGTTACGAGAAACCAAAATGTTGTTATCGTTATCTGCATTTTTAAACACCGCAGACTCGCCACCCGCAATCGCATGGCCATTGCCAGTGTCTTTACCATCTTTCAAGTTCCAAGCAGTCGCAGATCTCACCACACTTTTCGATACATTTAATTTATAAGTTGCATTCGCCTTGCCCGCATTAGTTGATGTTACTGTAATCAAATTGTCTGCGTTACTATCGCCACCGTCTTTTTCAACTTTCTCAACTTGGTCATCCGCATTGATAGTAATTTGACCTGCTGTGGCATCAAGCGTAACGTTCTTACCTTGTTTAAGAGCAACCTTTTTGTTTTGTGCATTCACATCGGTTTTCGTGCCGTTTTTATCCACTTGTAACGACCACAAATCATCTGCACGTGCAATGCCCGTAATTTTGGTGGTTTTATTTGCAACAAGTTGCTCATTACCATTCTCATAAGCCAAGCTTACCGAACCATCTGTGCCAACAGCATAGGTGTTAGGTTTGATATGAAGCTCATTCGTTTTTGAAATATTTTGCACATCACCAATATTGGCAGCATTATTAACTGTTGTACCGCCTGATTTTAAATTGGTAATATTTTGACCGCCAACATCAACCCCCTGAGCAGTCAAACTCACTTTATTGCCCGCCCCTTGAATAGAATTGATATTGGTTAAATCGCTCGCCAAGCCATATTCAATGGTTGTGCCTGTGCGTTTTGCGGTTAAGTTATTTGCCGCTTGGAAAGAAACATCCGTTCCCGCAGACACCTTCGCCTTGCCAGTTTGGTTACCTGTACCAAGGTTTGAGCCTGAAGTTTGAATGTTCCAACCTGCTTTGTTGATGGTGTTGATGATGTCCGCTGCGGTAACTAAGCCGTTGGTTGGATTATTATTCGAGCTGTTAACACTCGCAACGCCATTGCCATCTACGGTTGTTCTCGCTTGCGTGGTCGAAATGTTAATTTCATTGTTAACTGCATTTGTTGTAATAAATGAATTATTCGTACCTTGTACTTTTAAGGTATTTGACACTAAACGAACATCCGCACCTGCAGAATCAGTCGTGTTACCTTCAACTTTTAAGTTAACAGCTTTTAATTGAGCAACGTTCACTGCATCGGTATCAACCGTACCGCCAGCCACGTTATTAATTTGACGAGATTGTGTTGAACTGCCTACGGAAACGCCAGCCATGGTTGAACGTGCCGCACGACCAGTGTTTCTCGCTTCTTCAAAATAATTGCGACGACCGTTTGCAGGATCGAACGCTTGTGCATTTCTTAGTCCTGTTGTTACAGAAGATGAACCTAAAGCAACACCCTGTTCAATCGTTGCTTGAGCATCTTTACCCATTGCAATGGTGCTGCTTTGTTCCGCTCTTGCATTAGAACCCACTGCAATAGAGTGTGCACCACTTGCTGTGGTTGGACTATTACCATTTTGGTCTCCTGAACCTAATGCCACCGCATTTTCGCCCGTGCTACGACTTGAACGACCAATAGAAATACTACGTGCCGCATCTGCATATGCCGCATCACCAATAGCCACCGCACTGGTAAAGAGAGTTTGGGACTTATAACCTAATGTTACGGTACGATTTTGACGAGTTAATGCACTATCACCAATCACCACTGAACTTAATGCGTTATTACTATATTTTGTCCCATTTAGATCGTATTGATCGCCACCAGATAATGCTTGTGCATTATGACCGATTGCAACAGAGTTTCCCCCTTGGGCTTTCGCACTCACACCAAAGGCAGATGCATTAGTTGCGGTTGCATAAGTGAGCACACCCACAGCAGTTGCATTATCGCCTTCTGCTTCGGTTCTCGCACCCACTGCGGTTGATGCTTTACCATTACCGTTTGCTTTCACATTACCTTTTGCACCATTACCGATTGCAACAGATTCTGTCATACCAACAGCAGCACTCGTACCCATCGCAATACTGTCGGTATAGCTTGCGTCTGCACCTTCACCAATTGCGATCGCATTTGCGCCTGTTTTATAACTCTTATCCGCACGAATACTTTTCGCACCATTACCAATCACAATAGAATTTTTCGATGTTGCAGTCGCACCTGTACCAATCGCCACAGAGTTGGTTACTAAGTTAGATGCAACCGCATCTGCATCGCCCGTGCCCTTAGAAGCATCAACGCCCGCGTTTTTACCAATCGCGATGTTGCCTGAGCCTTGGGTTTTGGCGTTAAAGCCCATTGAAACAGATTCTGTTGCTGCTTCAGATTTATGACCCACCGCAATTGAGCGCTCGCCATTTGCGTTAGATTGAATACCAACCGCTACTGCACGCGTATGTGCTAAAGACGATGCCCCCACCGCAACCGCACCTTCGCCTGTCGTGCGAGCTGCTTTTTTTGCCTTACCCGCATCATCTACAGACGCATTATTATCAATAGTATTATCATAAGATGGTCCGCCAATGGCAACAGAGCCATGACCTTCTGCTTCCGCATAAACACCTAATGCAGTTGAAGCTACACCTTTCGCATTTGCACGTTTACCAAATGCCGAACCAAAATCAGCATTTACTTCTGTCGCATGACCAATTGCAGTGGCATAAGCACCATAAGCTCTTGTTGCCACACCCACTGCAATTTGACCCGCATTTGCATCTAATCCTTTTTTACCTGCATGAGCATCCGTACCAATTGCAACCGCAAATGAACCAAACGTAATCGCTTTCGTACCCACCGCAACTGCTGCTGCTGTTTCCGCACTTGAATCATTACCAATCGCTACCGCAGATTGTTCAGCAGTTAAATTAACTGTTTTAGTTGTTTTCGTAGCTTCATCATAAACATCAGTTGAAACCACCCCCGCTTTGGCATTTGCCCCCATAGCAGTACTGCTTAGGCCTTTGGAATGAGCATTCACACCAACAGAAATAGCATTATTATTCTCTGATTTAGCATTATTACCCATAGCAACGGCAAATTCATGAGTCGCACGTGATTTCTCACCTACTGCAACGGTGTATCTTGCTGTTGCTTGAGCAGCCCACTCACGACGACTCGCACCACCGATGGCTAATGCTGCTACACCATTTGCGTAAGTATTTTCACCAATTGCAGTTGCCCCCTCAACGTTAGCCTCAGAACCAGCACCAACTGCTGTTGTACCACCACCAGTAGTTTGACCGCCATTAAGAGTGGTTGCTGCATTCGCAGAAAGAGATGAGCCTAATAAGGCTGCAACAAGGGAGAGTTTAAAGGTTTGACTAATTGCATCCACAAAGGATTGAGTAGAAGAATGGCTTGATTTCTTTTTGTGTGCTTTCGCTAATTCAGAAACCACCACCCAAGATTGAGTCGCATGACTCCAAACGACGTTATAAATCTTATTCATAAGAAAATCCTTATTTTAAGTAAAACTGTGTTCAATGAAGATACATATTAAAAATATGCAAAAAATACATAAAACTTTGTGAAATTATATAAAAAATAAACAAAAAATACATTTCACGTTAAAAACTTTACAAATCTTTACAAAAAATGGAGGAGTTTTATGATTATAATAAAAATTTAATCCATTATTTCAGTCTATAAAATAATCCCAAAGCAAGGTTATCTTACACTTTTTTACATTTTAAAAGCGAAATTCGACCGCTTATTGTTTTGTAAATTCTCTCAATTTTCCCATTTACATTGGCTGTTTTTACCTCAAAAATGGAGTGAATTCTACTCAAAAAATAATGAACCTATTTACCCTCCAAAATAGATTTGTAAAGATCTTTATCTCTCTCCGAAAACGGATCAAAAAATAGATCTGATTAGATTTTTTGTTAATTTTCTCTGATTTATAGTTTCAGCCTATACATAGCCATACAATAATTATTAAATAGTTATCCACAGGTTTTACTCCTCTCTCCGTTTTCTCCTCTCTCTACTCGCCGTCGCTGAACGCGACGTCAAGCTGTCTCTCTCCCACAAGGGGAGAAGAGTGAAATGAGGGTAAGCGGTCATTTTTAACCACTCTTTTACAAAAAAACCACCCATTTGGGTGGTTTCATTTATCTAAACAAGGCGGGTTATTTTAAGCTACCCACCATATCCTCTGGACGAACCCAAGCATCAAATTGTTCAGCGGTTAATAAGCCTAAGTTAATCGCTTCTTCTTTCAATGTTGTGCCGTTTTTGTGCGCAGTTTTCGCGATTTTCGCCGCATTTTCGTAACCGATGTGGGTATTTAACGCAGTCACTAACATTAAAGATTGCTCTAATTGTTGTTTAATGCGTGGATAGTTTGGCTCAATGCCTACGGCACAGTGTTCATCAAATGATACGCACGCATCAGCTAATAATTGCGCTGATTGTAAGAAGTTTGCGATCATCACTGGGTTATACACGTTCAATTGGAAGTGACCTTGTGAACCCACGAATGAAATGGTCGTGTCGTTACCTAACACTTGAGCGCAAACCATCGTCATTGCTTCGCATTGGGTTGGGTTTACTTTACCCGGCATAATAGATGAGCCTGGTTCGTTTTCTGGGATTAAAATTTCACCGATACCAGAACGCGGACCTGATGCTAACAAGCGAATGTCGTTAGCGATTTTGAATAAACTCACTGCTAACTGTTTTAATGCACCATGAGTTTCCACGATTGCATCGTGTGCTGCTAATGCTTCGAATTTGTTTTCTGCCGTTTCGAATGGTAAAGCGGTGAATTTTGCGATGTAATCTGCAACTAACACATCATAACCTTTTGGTGTGTTCAAACCTGTGCCTACCGCTGTGCCACCTAATGCTAATTGGCGTAAATGTGGCAGGGTGTTTTTCAGTGCGATTAAACCGAAGTGTAATTGTGCGGCATAAGCCGAGAACTCTTGACCTAATGTTAATGGGGTTGCATCCATTAAGTGCGTACGACCGATTTTCACCACATCTTTGAAGGCTTCAGATTTTGCTGCTAAGGTTTTTTGTAAACGCTCTACCGCAGGAATAGTAGTTTCAACCACTTTTTTATATGCCGCAATGTGCATTGCAGTTGGGAAGGTATCGTTTGAAGATTGTGATCTGTTCACATCGTCATTTGGGTGAATGATTGATTTTTCGCCCAATTTACCACCGTGTAAAACGTGTGCACGGTTTGCTACCACTTCGTTCACGTTCATATTCGATTGCGTACCTGAACCTGTTTGCCAGATAACGAGTGGGAATTGGTCGTCGAGTTTATTTGCTAGAATTTCATCACAGGCTTGTGCGATTAAATCGCGTTTTTCCGCAGACAACACGCCTAAATCGTGGTTAGCGAATGCCGCCGCTTTTTTCAAATAACCAAAGGCTTCAATGATTTCGTGTGGCATTGAGGCTTCCGGCCCGATTTTGAAGTTATTGCGTGAACGTTCGGTTTGCGCCGCCCAGTATTTTTCTGCTGGTACTTGCACTTCGCCCATAGTGTCTTTTTCAATACGAAATTCCATAAAATACTCCGTGAGTTGTGAAAAGGATTAAATAATAAATTTGGGTTATATAGTACCGATTTCGTGCGGATTGGGCTATGGTTTTGTGTTGGTTTTATGATGTAGATCACATTTTTGACGAGTGATAGAAGGCAACACCCGCGGCATAATAAAAAACCGCCAGTAAAGGCGGTTCTATGTTAAATCTCGTGCTATCGGCGACCTGAGCAATGTTGTTGCTTGACAGTAGCACATTGCCTGATTGTCTTAATACAATCGGGAAGGGGTTAGTTGGTAGCTAATCCCGGCCTCCCAATATTGAATGCCTTACCCCATTCAATTTCAATCCTAACTTACTTCGCTCTCTTCGCACGCAACACGCGGCTAGCAAATAAGAATAAACCGAAGAGGAAGATCGCTAATCCGAGCACTTCTGCCATGCCTTCCCAGTTTTCAAGGTTTAAGGCAAGTGGTGCTTCAGAGCCACCTGAAGTAACGGAAGCAGCGATCACAAACGCTAACACCACCCCCATCAAACTTTCGCCTACAATTAAGCCTGCAGAGAAAAGTGTACCAAAACGTTCTGCTTTAACAGCCACTTCTTTCCTACCCGTGCGTTTTGCATAGTTTGCGATATGGCGGGTAATAAACCACGCTAAAAATGCCCCAATAATTACAGGCATATTGATTGATGGTGGTAAGTAGATACCGATACCCACAGCGATCACTGGCAAACCGATTTTCTTATCGCTGATTTTTTTCAAGAAAGCATCAATCACAATCAACACTGCGCCTAAACCCACACCGCTTAAAATATAAGTCCATTCCAATTTATTCGAGAAAATCCCTTGTGAAATGGTGGTCATAATAGTTGCTTGTGGCGCAGATAACGCTTGTGATGGATCCATATCTGGACGAGGCAATGCACCGCTGAAGCCGTAAGCATGGTAGAGAATCTCTAACACTGGCGCAATTACCAACGCACCGACGAAGCAGCCGATAATCAAGGCAACTTGTTGTCTCCACGGTGTCGCGTGAACAAGCAAGCCTGTTTTCAAATCTTGCAAGTTATCGTTTGAAATGGTCGCAGTGGTTAAAACGATAGATGCCGTAAAAAGCGTTAAAGCGGTCAAAAATTTCTGACCGTCTGCCGTTTCAAATAAGCCTGCAGAGTTTCCGATGGTCACTAACACTAACGAAATCACGATCACCGAAATAATCCCGATACCTGAAATTGGGCTTGAAGATGATCCCACTAAGCCCGCCATATACCCCGAAGCTGCGGCGACGAAAAAGCCGATGAAGACCGCTAAGAAAGTACAAACTACCACCAATAACACCGCTAATTCTGGCGAAATTGGGGCGGCGGCGATGAAGTGATAAAGCGAAATCACAATCAAGGCAACAGTGGCGATTAAGATATAAATCATCGTTGTTAAAACCCACTAAAACAACGAAACAAAAAAGAAATAGGAATTTGGCGGAATTTTACGGACGTAAGTGGGCGGAAGTATTGAAAAATGGGGCTTTGCGGTGCATCGCCCCTTTTTTATTGAAAAGAAAACCAAAAACAATGAATTGCGAAAAATTGGCGGGAAATGACCGCTTGAGTCATTAAAACTGCGAAAATATAAAGCACGTTTAAAAGCGTTTAAGCAGCGTTTAAATTATCCTTAAATGACTTCGCCTCTTCTTTTTTCTCTTGCAGGCTTGCCATAGATTCAGCCGTTGTCAGAATTGCCACACGTCCCTCCTCGCTTGCTTTACGAAAGCACCTCACCAAATGCCACTCAATGTTGTTTAACTCATCGCTTGGGGCTTTATTGGCATTGCTTAACGCCTGTTCAATCACCTCAAGGGCTTGTTGCACCGCATTCGGCTTTAGCCCACGTGTCTTCATCTCAAGGCTTACATCGCCTTCTGCCGTGCGAATAATAACATCGCCTTGGTTTGGCTCAGTTGGCTTAACCACCTCAATGCCTAACGCCGCTTGCACGCTTGGCGGCATATCGCCCACATAATACTCAAACACTTTTCCTTTGACGCCTGTAACGCGTCTTCTTTGCCAATTTTCTAATTTAGCCTTTTTGGTAATTCCTTGAACAGTGGTAGGTAATCCCCCTACTCCTGTTAGTTCTTTTAGTTCAAACCATTCTTGGATCATATCTGCCTCTTTAGTTTTGATCTTGGATTAAAACTAAATTAAAAGGAGTTTTTGTACTCAACCTATTGAAAATAAAGGATTTAAAAAGAGGCTATATAAAAACTCGAAAAAATAGTTTTAATCTCTTGTTGACTTTAGTTTTAATCTTGTATTAAACTTCAGATTAAACCAAAGACTAACGCTAAGGATTTACACCAAAGTTTAACCTAAAGCAAGTTTGATTTAAATGTAGGAGTTTAATTTATGGCTAAAAAAGATTGGAGCAGAAAGCGAATTGTGTATGAGCTGCACGAGCGAAATATCACATTGCATTCGCTTTCTGTGAAATCGGGACTTGCCCCCTCCACGCTGAAAAATGCATTGCGGGTAAGTTATCCGAAAGGGGAAAAGATCATAGCTGAAGCGATTGGCGTGCCTCCTCAAGAAATTTGGGCAACACGCTATGCGGAACGGGAGAGCCGCTTATGTGGGTAGAACTGAAAGATATATTGGGAGTCGGTGGATTACCCAAAACTGTTGGGGGAATAACTAAAAAAGCTAAATTAGAGAATTGGGAGCGGAGACGAAAAGAAAGTCCAGTTGGAAAAGTATTTGAATACCACCTCCACAGCCTTCCCCCTGAAACCCAAAAGCAATTAAGGCTTAACGCCGCCTTGGCGGCAATGCCACCGCCTACAACGGCACAACCGATGGATGACCCCGAGCTGATTTATCGGCTCACCAGTGCCACCGATAAGGCAAGGGAAAAGGCGAAAAACAAAGCAGAAGCCTGTATGCAACTGCAAGCCTTTTTAGACCAAGGGTTCAATTATCAAGAAGCCGAAGCGGGGGCGGCAACCGCAAAAAATGTGTCGCAAGGTTCTTTAAAAAATTGGTATTACAAAGTGAAAGGCTACCCCGTCCACCTTTGGCAAGCGATTTTAGTGTCAGGCTCGGGCAAATCGGCAAAACCGACCAAGAAAGCGGCGATAACCGAAGAAGCGTGGGACACCTTCCTTGCTGATTATCTCCGCCCTGAAAAGCCCGATTTACGAGCCAGTTACCGCCGCATTGAGGCAATGGCGAAAGAATATGGCTGGCAGATGGCAAGTTTTAAAACCTTCCAGCGCCGCTTAATCAAAGAAGTGCCATACGAGGTGCTACTGCTTCAGCGAGAGGGCAAAAATGCGGTGGCGAAATTAGTGCCAGCGTTGCAACGCACGGTAAAAGATATTCTCGCAGGCGAGTGGATCAACGGCGACGGTTATCAACACAACGTCTTTGTGAAATGGCACACGGGCGAGATTATCCGCCCCAAAACGTGGTTCTGGCAAGATGTGCGAACTCGCAAAATCCTTGCCTATCGCACCGCACTTTCGGAAAACACCGACAGCATACGCCACGCCTTAATGGACGTGATATTCCGCTACGGCATACCGAAAACCATCACGCTGGACAACACCCGAGCAGCAGCCAATAAAGCGATGACAGGTGGCGTGGCAAACCGCTACCGCTTTAAAGAAAACGACTTCGATCCGAAAGGCATTATGCCAATTTTAGGCATCGAAGTGCATTTTACCAGCGTGCTTTACGGCGAAGGACACGGGCAAGCCAAGCCGATTGAACGCGCCTTCGGGCGAGGCGGCATAGGCGAGAAGGTGGATAAACGCCCTGAACTGTCGGGCTTCTACACGGGTAAAAACGTGCTAGAAAAACCCGACAATTACAACGGCGGTAAGGCTGGTGTGGAATATGACGTCTTTCTACAAGCCCTTGAGGCAGGTGTGAAAGAGTACAACGAACAACTGGAACGAGACACCGAGCTTTGCCGAGGCAAGTTCAGTTTTAAACAGATTTGGGAACGGGATTACCACAAAAGCAACATACGCCAAGCCACGCCAGAACAGCTGCGGTTGCTGTTCTTGCAAGCGGAAACGGTGAGCATTAAACGCAACGGGGCATTCACCCTGAAAGCGGCAGGCAAACTTTACGGCTTAACCAATATTTACTGGGCAGAAAGTTTGATCGGCATAACCGACAAAAAAGTGGTGGCACGGTTCGACCCCGACAACCTACACGGCAACGTGTATGTGTACGACTTAGAAGGACGATACCTTGCCGAGGCAATTTGCCGAGAAGCGAAAGGCTTTGGTGATACAACTGCCTCCCGCGAGCAAGGCAGATTGTACAAGAAAGTGGTGAAATCGGCACAACAACAAGCCGAAGCACTTGAGTTACTGGAACAACACGAACTTGCTGCCCTTGCACCAAAAGTGGACGTGCCAGAACCGATTGAAAAACGAGTGAAAGAAGTGCTGATTGAAGAAGAAGTGATCCACCAAGGCCTTCGAATGAAAGTTCAGAAAAAGGTAGAAGTGGACGAAGAAGTCGAAGAAATCAGCGAATTTGACCAAGCCTTTATGCGAACCGTTGCATTGATGAAAAAGGCGAAATAAACAAGCGGTCGGAAAGCGCAGACATTTTGCCAAACCGACCGCCCTTTAAACCAGATTTAAACAGGGTTTAAACGCCCTAAGGAGAAAGAAATGAACAAAGAAAACCTCGAACTACCTAGCCAATTTGAGCAAGCCTTTATGCAGGCGGTGGATCAACATCGAAATCAGGAAGCCAAACAGGTAAAAATTGGTCAATTTGAGCGTGAATCGCTTGCAACTCTCGCAAGAAAGTTCGAGTTGTCTGCTGAATTACTTGCCCTTGAATCAAATTGTCCGAACGTGCAAGGCATTCTTCGACTATATGTAAACGAGTTGAAGAACGCCATTGAAAGTAAGTTAAAAGCCGCATAAACAGCTCGCGGTCAAACCCTAACCCTTTTGCAAGGTGATGAAGATAGCCTATTGCTTGTTTCTTATCTTTATCGTCTTGAGCAGGTAAATATGAAGCGTATGTATTTAGATATTGATTGTATTCAACTTCTAAAGAAATGAAATGGCTTTTATCAAGTAAAAATAATATCCGTTTTAGTTGCTCGTTAAATATACCTTGAGGGTACTGGGCTAGGCAAATATGAGCTTTTTCTACCGCAATTTTTTGCACAAGGGATTTAAATTCATCTTCAGTTATTTTGATGTAATCAAACATAACAAATTTCTCGAATTAAAAACAGGAACCCCATTATGACACTAATCAACAAACTCAAACAACACTTAACAGACAGCCAAATCACTCAAGCCCAGCTTGCCCGCGAAGCAGGCGTAAATGCAGGTGCATTGTCGGCATACCTTAACGACAACTACAAAGGCAACATTGCGGATGTGGAAGCAAAACTAACTGCTTACCTTGAGAAAAAAGCGGTGCAAGCCCGCGAGTTTGTAGAGGCACCAGCCTTTATCGAAACAGCGACTTCTCGTCAAATTTTCAAAACGCTGGAATTTGCCCAAATCGCCAACTGCTTAGCGACTGTTTACGGCATGAGTGGCGTAGGTAAAACCAAAGCGATCCAAGAGTTCGCCAAAAGTCACGCTAACGTGTGGCTGGTAACTGCAAGCCCTAGTCGTTCAAGTTTAAGCGAAATTTTGTATGAAATTGCCCTTGAGTTAGGCATCAGCGACGCACCACGCAGAAAAGGCACACTCTCACGCCTGATTGCTCGCAAAATCAAAGGCACAGAGGGCTTGCTGATTGTGGACGAAGCCGACCACCTTCCTTATGAGGCACTTGAAGAGCTACGCATCATGCAAGAAGAAGCAGGTATTGGCTTAGTGTTGGTAGGCAACGACAAAGTTTACACCCGCATGAAAGGTGGTATTAGCCCAAGTCACGAATATGCAAGATTGTGGTCGCGCGTGGCAAAAAACACCAGCATCCAGAAAACCAAAAAGGCAGATACCCAAGCAGTCGCCCAAGCATGGGGTTTGGAAACCGACGAAGAAGCCTTAAAAGTGATGCAAAGCATTACCGAAACAGGCGGAGGCTTACGCATTTTAACCCAAACTTTGAGATTGGCAGGAATGGTGGCAAAAGGTTCAGGCAAGCTGATTGATGCCGACTTAATCATCAAAGCACGCCAAGAATTATTAGGTAAAAACGAATAAGGAAGAACGGTATGAAGAAAGTATATAACGAAATGGCTGGCGAAATGATGCTACCTCGCAACGGATACATTCACAACCAACTGGCACGCCTTGAAATTGCTACTCTCGGCTGTGAAGCCTTGGGGCTAGAGGTGGAAAAAGTCGAATGGTTCGAAAACAGCCGTCCTCGTTTAGTCGTGCGAGACAACAGCACCACACGCCATTTAGTGAAAACAGGTAAAGCCTTGAACTACGGTTCAGAAGTGAAAAACGGCATTCGCATTTACCTCCATCAAATGATGGTGGAGGGCGTGAAAATTATCTGGAAATCAGATGTAACGAAACATTAACCACAACAGGAGAAACTATGGCAACGAAAGTAAAAAGCCAAGCGAAATTACGCTTTGTAAGCGTAGAACAGGTGCAAAGCGCGATTAAAGAGATTGGCGATTTAAGCCGTGAACACACAAGACTTGCGACCGAGATGAACGACAAGATTGGGGCAACCAGCGAACACTATGCCCCGAAATTGAAAGCCTTAAAAGAAGAGATTGAGCCATTGCAAAAGGCGGTGCAGGAATACTGTGAGGCAAACCGTGATGAGCTGACCGAATTTGGCAAAACCAAAACGGCGAATTTTGTGACAGGCGAAGTGCAATGGCGACAACGTCCACCTTCAGTCGCCATTCGCGGGGCGGAAGCGGTGATGGAATTCTTGCAACGTATGGGCTTTGACCGCTTTATTCGCACCAAGCAAGAAATCAACAAAGAAGCGTTGCTCAATGAGCCAGAAGTGGCGAAAGGGATTGCAGGGGTGACGATTAAAACAGGCTTGGAAGATTTTGTGATTAAGCCGTTTGAGCAGGTGGCGTGATAAAAAATTAAAGCCTATTTAAACACTCTTTAAATCTCCCCTAACCCCTCTTTGCAAAAGAGGGGGATTAGTTAGATGAAGTGGGCTGAGTAATGTGTTTTCAATTAACAAGGAGGAAAAATGCAGACAAAAATCATTCAATGGTTGGCAGATGATGAAGATGTCGGATTAAGTAGTAAATGTATGGCGTTTGTGATTGGTTTTGATGTGATACCAAGACGTAAAAGTTATCCGCTTGATCCGAGCGATTTATCTCGTTGCGTGAAGTTATTAGAACGAGTACCGAAAATGCGAGATTATCTTTATAAGATGAAAGAGATTTCCCCAATTTGGGCAAAACTGGTGGAACATTGGGATGAGTTAGAGCGTTTACTCAACGAAGAAAAAGATTCTGGCAGATGCCCTAAAACATATCAATTAATGAAAAAACTGACTGAGGACGATCAGAATGTTGTATTTCGTCACGGTGGGTTTTCAATTCGAATGGGGGAATAAATGAGCGAAAAAACATATTCTGCGACGCTAGATTTTAAGGTTACGGTTGAACCCGATGATTTAACATTCAACATCAACACTCAATATCATAATAAACCTAATTATTATGTAAAAGATGCTATGAATTGTTTGATGTTTAAACTCTCTGAAATTGTACAGGCTGGTTGGATGGGTTTTGAACGAATGGATCCTAATGTTGAAAAAGGCTTTTCATGCAAAATCCACTTTGATTTTTGTCATTCTGCTGATGATGAATGGGGTGTCAGTGCAAAAGTAGATAATCCGGATGAAATTGGTCGCACGTTGATTGATATTATAAAGTTGATTTTAACACTAGATCCGGTTATTGATGAGGTTCTTCAACGAGCCAAGTGAAAAGCCTATTTACAGCCCATTAAATCTCCCCTAACCCCTCTTTGCAAAAGAGGGGGACGGATTGAGTGGCTTTCAAAATATGTTTTAACCCACAGGAGAAAACCGATGAAAACCAAACGACCACAAGTTGAAAGTGTGGAAAACTTCAACCGATACCGCTTTTATGCAGAACGAGCGGCAAAAGCCGAACAAACAGGCGATTATAAAGATGCCATTGTGCATTGGCAGTTAGCCAGCCTTTCTGCAAATGAAACCAACAAAGTATGGGCAGAAAACCGCAAAGACTTCTGCGAACGAATGAAAAGAAAACCATTTTAAGGAGGAATAATGATGACTGAAACACGCAAAACCGAGCTAGAAAGCCAGCTTAATCAAATGATTGTGATGCTCAAAGAAGCTCAAAAATCCTTGTTTAAAGGGCAATATACCTACGCAGCTATTTTTGTAGGTAATGTGTCGGACCAGTTGCCAACAATGCGAATGATGTTGGCGAGGGGGTAAAGATGAATGAGATCAAATTTAGATATTTTAAAGGCGACATGACTAAAGAGCCTCTAAAAACGATTATTAACACTTGGTATAAATTAAGAGCTGAACGAGATAAAAAGCTAACCAGCATATTTAATACTATCCCTTTTTATGAAAGCTGGTTAGGTGACGAAACTTCTATTTTTGGAATAGTTTGCTGTTATGACAATCCAGCTCGTGATGAGGCAGTATTAACAAAAGGATACAGAACTGAAGATTATAAAGGGAAATGTGTAGTTAAACCTGATAGACGTTATAAAGTGGGCAAGGATTTTGACAAAAAACTACAGGCTATTCGACAAATTTTAAAGGAAGCCCCCGATTTCTCAAGTTATTCGCTAAAAGAGCTGGGTATGTATTGGTTAGTTGGTCATTTTAGCAGGCTTTATTTTTCAGTATCTGGGATTCAAGATGATATTTATATCGCAAAAATTCCAGTTAAAGAGCAAAGTGATTTTGGTGATGATTTTTCAGAAATCCACGAATGCTTAACTGAAATAAAAGAGAGTGAATTTCTTTCTATTCAAGGATTATAAGAAGGAGGCAACGATGTAACCGCAAAATAACCGCTGCCCACACCATTCCGTTTAGGTTGATATAACTCGGTGTGGGCAAGTTTAAAGAGTGTTTAAATTTTTAAAGTAAATCGTTTAAAGCCTGTTTAAATAAGGCTTGAGCTGTCTTTAAACGATTTTATTTGAGGAAACCCAATGAGTGACAAAGCAAAATTGATACAGCTGATCCACATCGGCAAGCAACAGCTTGCGATGGATGATTTCAGCTACCGCGAAATGGTCAAACGGCTGACCAATAAAACCAGCTCCACCAAATGCACTATCGTAGAACTGCACAAAATCTTACATGAGCTGCAACAAAAAGGGGCTAAAGTAAAATGGTTTGCAAAACGCGGTACAAAACCGACCGCTTACAGCCCAACCACGGGCGAGGTCAAAGTCAAAAGCGAGATTGCTCACAAAATCCGAGCTGTCTGGATTCAAATGGGCAAGCAAGGTTTTCTACAAGATGGTAGCGAAAAAGCTCTCAATAGCTATATGCGAAAAGTGATGAACAAGGGTAAAAGCGTGCTTGCCCTCAATGTAGGGGCGTTAAACGGCAACGATGCCAGCCGATTTCTGGAAATTTTGAAAAGATGGCATAGACGGGTAATGCTTAAAGCTATCAGCGAAAAAGGCTATGAATTAGGCGACCCAGAAGCCAGTTACGATACCGTGACGGAGTATTTTAATGAAGTTATGTAGATGCCCTATTTGCCACAGCGATATACATCTCGAATCCTTAATCGAAGATGACGCAGGGCGTGAATTGCTCGGCAAAATTAGCCAACTTACCCACGGTTGTGCCCAACCGATGGTCGGTTACTTAGGTTTATTTAAACCAGCCAAAAGCAATCTCAACAATGCCCGTGCGTTAAAAATTGTCAGCGATGTATTAGAACTTTACCCTTGCTCGTTGTTACTGGCACAGGCATTATCCGAAACGGTAGCAAGCCTGCGTAAAAAACGCCAACAAGCCTTGCAAGCGGGGCAAAAAATTGAACCGCTTACTAATCATAACTACCTTAAATCGGTGTATGAAACGCAGAAACCGCACTTTGCCGTCATCCGCACTGATAAAAATCAGTCGGAAACGGTCAAAGCTCAACAAGCGGAAGACAAAAAAGTGCAAGATGCGATTTTATACATCGAACGTTTTGTGCAATTAGGGCAAGAAGAGTTTGTGAAAAACAGCCCCGAATATCAAATTTGGCTGCAACACAAACAGCAAAAACAAGCCCTTTAATTATCCCTCAAGGCGGTCATTACCGCCTTTTTTCTTGTCTGTTATTTACGATTTTTAACTTTTTGCAATTCGCAAAAGCCTTGCTATATAAGGCTTAAAGCCACTTTTTACCTTGAGTTAAGAAAAATTGTGCTAGTGGGAATTTTTAGGTTTTGTACAATATCGCAATGGAATAATGATCAGTTATAGGTGAAAAATGGAACCGCTTGCTCAAGTTGAAACTTTCGAACAAAAAGCCCCTGAAGTGTTAGCCGATTTAGCCAAACATATTGAGTTTGAGCTTATCGAAAAACATGCCTTTGCCACAGACAATGCTAAACAAGTTGGGGTCGAAATTGCCCAGCGCATCGCCCATAACTGGGGCGGTGAGGTCATCTATATTCCACGCAATCTTGTGTTACTCCTGAATGAACGAGATATGAAGATTTTTAATGAGTTCAACGGACACAACCACCGTGCACTTGCCCGAAAATATAACGTTTCTATGCAATGGATCTACGCCATCGTCAAACGCATCACCAAAGAAGAAATCGCTAAGCGGCAAATGGATTTGTTTGGGTGATTTCTTAAAACTAATTTAAAACTAATTTCTTTAAAGAATTTTTAAACTCCTATTGGCTTTTAAAGCATTTTTAAGATTTTAGGAGTTTTTTATGCACACCTCACCCATCACCAAAATCGTAATCCACTGCTCAGCCACTCAAAACGGCAAGCAGTTACGCACCACCACTCAAACCGCTGCACAACGTATCGACGACTGGCACAAACAGCGTGGCTTTCAGCGTTTAGCGGGCAACTACAAGCAATTCAATCCGCACTTACAGCATATCGGCTACCACTTCGTTATCGACACAGACGGCACGGTTGAAACAGGTCGTAAAGAGGGGGAAACAGGCGCCCACGTTAAAGGGCATAACCTTAACAGCCTTGGCATCTGCTTGGTCGGCGGTATCCGCAAAGACGGCAAAAACCACGGCGAATATACCGAAAAACAATGGCAGGCACTACATAAATTATTGCGTCAGCTTGAAGCAAAATATCCCAGCGCTCGCATTTGTGGACATCGTGATTTAAGCCCTGACCTCAACGGCGATGGCACAATCACGCCAAACGAATGGATTAAAGACTGCCCATGCTTTGATGTGTGGAGCTGGCTGGATAGTGAAGAAGTCGTGAATGTTGAGCATTTATTTAAGGGGTAAACGATGAGTGCATCAATACGTTTTCCAAATCATCAGAAGCAATTTACACGAGGTTGGCGAATGAGTAGCAACGCCAAACGA